CACTAGAGACGGAAGTTTCCTTGTTGATCGCACAGGGATACTTGCCGATAGGTGGCGTCTCGGTGGCCGTGCTGCATCGGGAGTGGGAAAACGAACTGAAGGGCTACACCGAAAGCGACACCGACTGGGAGTATTCGCAGGCTATGCTGCGGCAGTGACGGTCGGAGAACCACTGTTTAACAGTCACCGTTAGCGCTCAAATTGTCGGATAACGCGCCAAGAATTCACGCCGGGCGGCCGCGAAACGCCGATGGCCGTGATTAACACGCACGATGAGGCAACCCCGTGACGCGCGCACTTATCACCGGCATTACAGGGCAAGACGGCTCATACCTTGCCGAACTGCTGCTAGGCAAAGGCTACGAAGTGCATGGCGTCATTCGACGTTCCAGCACGTTCGGTACAGGCCGGATTGAACACCTGCGTGATCGGCTGCACCTGCACTACGGCGATGTGACGGACGGGTCAGCCCTGTTTCGGCTGATGCGTTCAGTTAAGCCAGATGAGGTCTACAACTTGGCAGCGCAAAGCCACGTGCGCGTAAGCTTTGATCAGCCGTGCTACACGTCCGAGGCGGTTGGCATTGGCGTGCTGCACCTGCTCGAGGCGGTGCGTGATGTCCAGCAGACGTGCGGGCACGAAATAAGGCTTTACCAGGCGTCCTCGTCAGAGATGTTTGGCAAGGTGGTCGAAACGCCACAGCGTGAATCTACGCCGTTTCACCCGAGGTCACCGTATGCCGTGGCCAAGTGCTATGCACACTGGATCACGGTGAACTACCGCGAGTCATACGGCCTGCACGCGTCGTGCGGAATTCTTTTCAATCACGAAAGCCCACGGCGCGGCGAAACGTTCGTAACCCGCAAGATTTCCAAAGCCGCAGCAAGGATTGCCACGGGCCTGCAGGATCGCCTGACGTTGGGCAACCTTGATGCGCGGCGTGATTGGGGTTTTGCTGGCGACTACGTGGAAGCCATGTGGCTGATGCTGCAGCAATCGCAGCCCGATGATTACGTGGTGGCTACCGGGGAAATGCACAGCGTGGCCGAGCTTTGCCAAGCGGCGTTTGCCGCTGTCGGCCTGGAGTGGCGCGACCACGTAGACGTTGACGCTAGGTATTTTCGCCCAGCCGAAGTGGATCTGCTGCTTGGCGACAGCACAAAGGCCCGCACTGTGTTGGGCTGGGCGCCACGCGTTACGTTTCCGCAGCTGGTGCAGATGATGGTGGCCGCTGACGTTGAAGCCGCCGAACGAGAACGCCGCTGCGCTTGACGCCGTTGGCATGATCCGGCCATGCGCCCGATCACATTTTCCGTGCCCGGCAAACCAGTGCCACAGCCCCGTGCCCGTATCACGAAAGCCGGGCACCGGTACTACCCTGACAACGGCATTGAGGAATATCGCCACGCAATTGCTGCGGCGTGCCAAGGTGTGTGCGACATGCCTACCGAACAATCGCCGCTGACGATGATTGTGGATTGGGTGTTTGAGCGCCCGAAAAGCCATTTTCGGAAGGACGGCACGCTACGCCCTGGCGTGCCTGTGCTGCCTCGAGGCGACAACAAGAACTTACTGAGCGGCGTTGAAGACGCGTTGAACGGCATTGCCTACGTGGACGATCATCAGATCGGACGGCACGTAATGGAACGAACATACGGCACGGAGGCCCGCACCACGGTGCGTATCCAATGAAATCCGAACCGTGGCTGACAGGATGGTGGCCGCAAATCATTTCGGGCCAATGCCGCACGGCATTGGACATCGGCGCCAATGCCGGCGAATGGTCGCAATTGCTGTCACCACATTTTGAAACGGTGGTAGCCGTTGAGCCGGATGACCGGCAGCACGTCGAAGCAGCAGACCTGTGCGGAAACGTGATTGTGGAGCCGTGTGCTGTGTACTCGCATTCCGGCGCCGGAACGCTGCGGCAACGCACGTCAACGCTGCAATCTTCCGTTGCCGATGCGCACCCGATTGGCGATGCTGGCAGGAACGTTGACGTAGTGTGTATTTCACGCGTGCAGTTCGTGACCATGGATGACCTGCTGGCAAAATATCCCACCGTTGATTTTGTCAAACTCGACATTGAAGGCGGCGAAGTCGAGGCACTGCGTGGCGCCCGGCTGCAGCATTGGGCTGGAGTGCGTTGGCTGATTGAATCGCACAACATGACCGAAGCGGCGTGCCTCGAGCTGGCCCGTATAGGTTTTCAGCGCGTCGAAATCATCCGGCATCCGTCACCAGATGCAGCACCAGGGCATGAATGGATATGGGCACACTGACACTTCCGCAGTGGCTGATCAAGCCAGTCAGGGAATTTGAGTCTGAATACCGACGCTTGGTGGAAGTCGGCCGCAAGCATCTGGCGGAATCGCGCGTGGTGTTTACGGGTCTGGCACGCAATTGTGCTGCGCCATTAGCAGGCAACTTGGCAAAAGTCGAAGAATACGGCGAATGCTGCGGCGAATGGCGATGCCACGTCGAGACGAACGACAACGTTGATACGACCGTTGCGGTGCTTGAGCAGTTTGCGGCCAAGTGGCCGCAAGCGTCGTTCCGTGATCGCACGTTGAACCGTCAGCAATTCGGCGCCGAGTTCGCCGGACCGCGCACGCAGGCGTTGGCTGAATACCGCACTTCGTGCCAAGAGTGGGCAGTCAAGCAACGTGCTGACATTGTTGTGGTTGTGGATTTTGACGCGTGGGGCGGCTGCCCGTCAGAAAACTTTTTTGCCGCCATTGGGCAGTTCTACGAAACGCCCGACGCGTATGGCATGGCGGCCGTATCGTTGTTTGAAGCTGACATGCAGGGCAAGTGGCAGTGGATGCACTACGACTGCTGGGCATTGCGATTGAATAGCTATTGGGATGACTACACCGCCGGCGTTGGCGGCTGGAAGTACGGTTTTCTGCCGCCGGTAGGATCGCCACCGGTGCCAGTGTGCTCTGCGTTTGGTGGCATGACGATCTACGACCCGATGTTGTTTGAGGCTGGCGTGTACGACGGCAGCGATTGCGAACACGTTACGTTTCACCGCAGCATTGCTGCCCGTAGCAAACTCAAACTTTACCTGTGCCCGTCGTTGCGAATGCTAATGCACTGGAATCTGAACGATGCCACGCACAGTGCAGACAGCGTGTAAGCAGTTCCAATCTGCTCTGCGGCATGTGTGGGCTTCCGGGTCATCGATCGCGGAAGTGACGCAGTATCTGTCAATTTCTAAAGATCAGTTCATTCGTTTGCGGTCTGTGCTGAAGTTGGAACTGCGATTGGATCGCAGCCAGCGTGCCAAGCCGCCCCGGCACCGCGACCCGACTCCAGACGAAATTGCAGCGGCGTGCGCCGCGTTGCGTGCGAAGCACTTTGATCAGCGCCGCAACGAAGATCCCGGCCGCGTGTACCAGCGGCCCGAGCGTGATCGGCCACAGTATCGGCTGGAAGGTTTCACGGGCGGCGGCGAAAACGAAGTTGAAAAGCTGCTGGACAACTTCTGCGATGAATAAGCCAAACGATTCCGTGTATCGCAGGATCGTCATTGAGTACGGCCAAGTGTACGCCTATGCCTACTACCTCAACGAAAACGGCAAGATTTTGTCGGAAGAGTGCTGGCAGCAGCCGTTTAAGCTCGAGCGGCGCGACGTGCAAGAGGAGGCCGGGGATACGTGGGATCTGGTGTACCAGCACCTGCAGGACACGGTGCTGTGGTCTGCAAGCGACGTGGAGCGTCCCGGCATGATGGGAGAAGACCCGGAGGTATGAACCATGCCCAACTACGAAGCCACGCCGGATGAAGTCGTCAAGTACGGTGCCAACCTTTCCATCTGGCAGCAAATTGCTTTGCTTCAGGCATGGGCGCCGCTGATTGGCTACGGTCAGCGGTTCGTCAATGAAGCAGACCCATTCAAAAAGGGACTAATCGTTGCCGAGGCCGCCGAATGGCTGGCCAGCCGCACCGATTCCAAGGCTGACGACCAAGTGGTCAAGCTGTTGGCCGACGTGCTGAAGTCGCCACAAGGAGAGGCGCTGGTGCGTTGGTGTTTGCTGCAGGTGGAGGCCGCGAGGTGAATGCTGAGATCGCATTTCGCGCCGCTGCCGTCGCTGTGGCAGTGGTTCTCGCAATGGCTCCGTACTGGCCAGAAATCAGCCGAGCAGCGGCGCGTGGTCTGGAAGCCGCAAAAGAAAAAGCCGGCCTGCTGAGCAGGTTGGCGGCTATTGGTCTGCTGTTGGCCGCAGCGTATGGCACGGTGCCGCTGCCGACGCTCCCGGCATTGCCTGCTGTCCGCGTGAGCGTGGAGACGCCAACCGTGGAGATGCAGCAGCTGGTGCAGCCTGTGGCGGATGCCATCAAATCACTGCCGGCTGGTGATCGGATGCTGTGGGCCGCAGTGTGGAGCAAGGCCGCCGTGGTCGTAGCCGGCGATGCCGTGACCACCGAAGTGGCGTTTACCGACACCCGCAGCCTGCGGCAGTTCACGGTTCTGGCCATTGACATTGCTTGGCGGCGTATCGGCCAGCACGTGCCAGGTGGCAACGAACCGCTAAGGAAGGCCGTGGAGGCCGCGTACGGGCAGGCTGTAGGCACTGACGTGGTTCCGGTCACTGCTGACGTGCGTGCCCGTTACGCAGCGTTTGCCAAGGCCGTGGCGTGGGCCGGCGTCAACGGAGGTTGAGCCGTGGCCGACTTTCTGCCCTTGATGGGCTACAGCCCAAACCGCCAAGGCACTGACGCGTTCTTGGCGTCATTGCCACGCCCCATGCTGTTGCAGGCCGGGCCTGACTTGGTGCTGGATGAAAGCCGCGATGTGTTCTTAGGTTCCGCACTGCTAAAGGTCGCGCCGGATTGGAAACGCGGTGCCCAAAAGATTGGATCATGCGTTGGGTGGGGTTGGTCACTGTCGTGCGACATCCTGGCCGCCTGCGACATCCTGCTAAGAAACGAAGCCGAAACGTATGGCGGCCGTGTGCTCGAGGCCAGCGTATACGGGTTCAGCCGAGTGGAGGTTAGAGGACAGCGAAATCTAGGTGGCGATGGGTCATACGGTGGCGCTGCCGCCAAGGCGGTAACCAAGTACGGCACGCTGCACTACGGCCAGGACTACGGCGGCACGACGTTCACGGACAACAGCGGCAGCCGTGAAAAGGAATGGGGCCGGGACGGCGTGCCCGACAACCTTGAGCACTACGCCGCCCAGCACAAGGTCAGCAGCGTGGCACTGGTCAAGACTTTTGAGGATGCCGCCAAGGCTATTCAGAACGGCTATCCGGTGGCCGTGTGCTCAATGCAGGGATTCACCATGACACTGCGTGATGGCGGCTACCTGACGCCAGCCGGTTCGTGGGCACATTGCATGATGTTCGCCGGCGTGCGTTGGAAGCCATACCCTGCCCTGCTCTGCGTCAACTCATGGAACGACTGCTACAGCGGCGACGTGGACAAGCAGCTGCCCGTGCAGTTCCAGCGGTCTGCCGGCTGGGTGCGAGCAGAAACGTGCAGCCGGATGTTGTCCGGTGAAGATTCGTTTGCCTTGTCTGGATACGCCGGATTCGCCCCACGCACGCTGCCATCGGATTGGCTGAAGGGGATTCTGTGAAGTACCTGCTGGCACTGGTCTTGCTGCTGTCTGGTTGCGTTGCCACGCTGCCTGACGATCCAACGCTCACCTCAGACCTAGCGTGCGAAACGGCACGCATGGTGACTCTGATGCGTCAGGAAGCACCGCCCACGCCGGCCATTGACAAGTGCGACAACTGCGTTGATGGCTTTATCGGTGACGGGAAAATAAAAATCACCTGCCCTATCTGCAAAGGAACGGGCAAGAAATGAACGCTACACCAGAGCCATCGGCCACGCTCGAGCAGCTGCAGCAGCGCGTGTGGGACCAGTTGAGCGTGCAAAAGCACGTTGCTGGACGCCGGTTCGTGGATCGGCTGACAAAGCGTGCCGTGCGTCAATGGCCCGTGCCGGTGCTGCAGCAATGCGATGCGGCCCAGGCGGACGTGGTAGGCACGTACTTTACTCGTACGATCACGCGGCAGACCCGGCAAGAATACGGCATGGGCATCATCCTTTCGTTGATTCTTGGTGCCTTAGTGCAGGAAATCATCAAACTGTTGATTGCGTGGTGGATGGACCACCCTGCCGAAATGGTGCAAATCGTAGGCGGGTGTGATCATGACTACTGAAGAAATCCGGCAAGGCGTTTTGGACACGTTTCTGCGGATTGCTGACCGGTTTGGCGTGCCGTGCGTCATTCTTGCCGTTGTGCTGTACTTCGGCCGTGAGGCTTGCCAGGTGCTCTACAGTGGGGCCGTTGAACCTGTGGTCAAGTCGCACATCGAATTCTTGGAGGCCACCAGCGAAACGCTGCACGAAATCGGCGCCGTGCAGACCCAGCAGGCAAAGACGTTGCAAGAGTTGGCCGAGGGCCAGCACGAAATCAAGACGGCCATTTCGCAAAGGAATTGACCAATGCCGATGAATAATCGCACCATGCGGCCCAAAGCCGCAGTGACTGCTGGCCCAACGTATCACGCTGAGGCCCTCGCGTGGCGCACGGCCGCACTGGCGAATGGCGGAACGGTCAGCGCTTCCACAATGCAGGCGGTAAGCGATTTTTGCGCGGCCATAGACGCGGCCGGCATTCGCTCGTCCTTCCTGCGGCTGAATCTGGTGTGTGGCGGCAATCTGGCGGCGGCCCGCACCCCGCTTTACCGCGGCGCCTCGGCTACCGGCACGCAATACGGCGCGGCGATAGATACAAACGTTGGCCCATACGCAAGCGGCGATTACACGCAAAGCACTGGCCTGACAGGCGACGGCGCCACCAAATATTTAGATACCACGCTGACCATTGGCACGCTGGCGACGTTTGGCGCTGACTACAGCAACGTGCATGTGTCGGTTTACAACCGCACAAGTGCGACCGGCCCACACTTCGGCGGAAGCGATTACGGCGGGCTATACAACACCAATGCGTGCGCGCTTGATTGCGGCGCCAATGCGACAATCGGAGACAGTGCCGCCTATTTCCAAACGGGATCGTCCAGCAATAGCGACCATGATATGTATGCTTCGACCGCGGGGTACGGATTCACGCTGGCGCTATTTTCGTCTGCGGCAACTGGACTGATGGCGCGGCAGGGGGCGGCGTTATCCGTCACGGTGAGAAACGTCTCCGCAAATGCATTTCAAACAATTGACATCACACCGCTGCTGTTCGGCGGTTGCTGGTCATCGTATGACTATGGCAGTGGCCTTGCGCCCACTCCGTACTACGCCGATGGCGCTGTGGCGGCTTACTCCGTCGGCACGGTGGGGAATCTGTCATTCAATGGCGGCCGGGCCGCGTTTTACAACGCCATGGCCGCCTTTCAGACGGCGCTAGGGAGGGCGATTTAATGGGCTGGCTGGACGTTGGAACGGATGCGGTTGCCCCGCTGGAATTACTTAACGCCGATAGCCCAAGCGTGAGAATCAATCCCGTGCGCGGAGCGCTTGGCGGCTTGCTCGTCAACGATTCCGCGCTAGCCGATGCCGTGCCGGGGGGGCCGCTCGAAGCGTTTTTCGAGTGGTATGCGGCGCTGTCGCCATCCAATGACGTGCCCGCCCCGCCCTCGCCACGCCCGCCACGCAAGCCGCGCTAACTGCAAGACAAACCGTTAACGCCGCTAACCTACACGCAGGCCACGATTCGGGCCTGACCCGAGCCACAAGAGGACAACATGAGCCAAGTAAAGATCAAGCGCAATTTCCGCACGGTCACCGCCAACATTGGCACGGCCACCAGCGTCAGCACCACGCTTCGCATGGAAGACATGGCTGGCGCCGTTGTGCAGATTGGCACGATTAGCACCAGCGCTGCCACGCTGCAGGTGTGGGGCAACACGACAGACACCGGCGCTTTTGCACAGCTGTACGGCAGCGATGGCACGGCGGCTGCAATTACGTTGGCGCCCAGCACCACCAACAGCACCGTGTACGCCCTACCCGATGCCGCATACGCTTTGCCCTACGTAAAGCTGGTGGCTGCCAGTGCGGCTGCTACGGCGACTGCCTCTGTGGTGATGAAGTCGTAGTGCCAAACCGAATACCCTCCCACAGGCCGCTGCGCCTGCGAACGTCGAGGCGTGACGATTCGACGCGACCGAACGCGGCAGCCCGTGGGTATTGCGACAAGGCGCATCGAGCGTGGCGTCAGGCCGTGCTAAACCGTGACGCGTGGACGTGCAGGGAATGCGGGCGCGTGTGTGGCGATAAGCGAGAGGCACAGGCGGATCACGTCAGCCCTGTTGTTCATGGCACAGATAAATGCGAAGACGGCAGCAGCCGCTACGACGTGACCAACGGGCAGTGCCTGTGCATACGTTGCCACGCCGCCAAGGGAATCCGCGACCGGGGGCGGGTTAAAAGTATGGGCGGAACTGGGATATAAACCCCGTGGTTTTCCTTTGCGTACGCGGGGCCGAAATTGGCAAACGGGGGATTTCCCGATGAAAGGCCGCCGGCCAACGGCTAAGCCGATCCTACAAATTCGTGGTTCCCGCGTCCGTGGGCCACACAAAACCGGGATTGACGCACCGCCTGGTGCCCCCCCTGCCCCGGCGTGGCTCTGCGACCTAGGGCGGGCCGAATGGGAACGAATCGTACCCATGCTCGAGGCATCCAAGGTCATGAGTCCACGACACCAAATGACCCTGGCGGCCTATTGCGATTCGTTGGCCGACATGATCAAGGCCGATGCCGAGCTGCGGCAGCATGGCGCCACGTTCATTGATGACAAAGGCAAAGTCAGCAACCACCCCGCGTGGAACCGCAAGCGTGATGCACGACTGCATATGCTGAAGTTTGCGTCAGAATTTGGTTTGACTGCTTCCGCCCTGGCCCGCGTATCAGCGGTGGACGATGGCCCGCAACAAAACGATGAAGCGGCCCGCATCCTGTTCGGCTGAAACGCCGTGCGGTCTGTGTGCATCCTGTCGGGCGGTGCAATTCTTCGCCACAATGATGACGCACGCCAAAGGCGAGCGTGGCGGCAAGCCCTTCCTGCTTGAGCCGTGGCAACAGGCATACGTGCGGGCGTTGTTTTATGCCCCCAAAGGTCAACGCAAGATACGCACTTCGCTGTTGGCGGTCGGGCGCAAAAACGGGAAATCGACGCTGGCGGCCGGGCTGGCGCTCAAGCTTCTGCTTGAGCCAGAGCCAGGCGTCGAAGTGTATTCCGTGGCTGCGGCACGGGATCAGGCCAGGTTGGTGTTTGACACCGCGCGGATTGCCGTGGAACAGTCCCCGGTGCTGTCGCAGTTCCTGAAGGTCTACCGCAACGCGATCGTTTGCGAACGCACGCACGGCACCTACAAAGCGTTGAGCGCTGAAGCGGGCATTCAGCACGGGCTTTCGCCGCACGGCGTGATCTTTGACGAATTGCACGCCCAGCCCAATCGGGAACTGGTTGACGTAATGGCCACCAGCATGGGCGCCCGGCGGCAACCGCTAATGGTCTACATCACCACGGCCGGCTACGACCGGAAAAGCGTGTGCTGGGAGGTGTGGAAATACGCCGAGGCTGTAGCCACAGGTGCCGTAAAAGACGAATCGTTTCTGCCGGCCATCTATGCGGCTGACACAGCCGATGATTGGCAGTCTGAAAAGACGTGGGCCAAGGCGAATCCCAACCTAGGCGTCAGCGTGAAGGTTGATTTTTTACGCAGCGAGTGTGCTCGAGCAATTGAAATGCCTGCGTACGAAAACACGTTTCGGCAGCTGTACCTGAACCAGTGGACAGAGCAGGACAAGCGATGGTTGCGGATGGATCATTGGGCACAGGGCAACGTCCCCTGCCCTGTGGATCTGACGGGGCGGGAATGTTGGGCCGGTCTTGACTTGGCCACAACGTACGACACGACGGCCCTGGTGTTGCTGTTCCCGCTTGAGGATGGAACGTACTGGGTGGAGCCTCATTTTTGGATTCCATCCGACAACCTTTCCGCCCGAGTACGCCGCGACAAGGTGCCGTATGACGTGTGGCAAAAACAGGGCCATCTTCACGTAACTGAAGGCAACGTTACGGACTACGACCGGGTGCGTGCTGGCATCAATGATTTAGCAAAGCAGTACCAAATACGCGCCATTGCAATTGATAGGTGGAATTCACATCACATCTCCCAACTTCTGCAAGGAGACGGCCGAAACGTCATAGGATTCGGGCAGGGCTACGGCTCAATGTCTTCACCAGCAAAACGCACCGAAGCGTTGTGCGTTTCCGGCAAACTGTTGCACGGCGGCCACCCTGTGCTGACGTGGCAGGCGGGAAACGTAGCGATACAGAGCGACTACGCAGGCAACATCAAGCCAAAAAAAGGCAAGGACACCGAACGCATTGACGGCATTGTGTCGCTGGTCATGGCAATCGGAATTCACGACACCGCGACGGCACCGGCACCAGCACAAACGTGGGACATCCTGACGCTATGATTTCGCACGCCGAAACGCCGGAACAATCTTTCAAGATCATTGATCTGCGTGGCAGCGGCAACTATTCGGACGGCTGGAACGATGCGCCAAGCCGTGGCCCGTCTGGCATGCGAATCACGCCTGAAACGGCGCTCAAATGCAGTGCCGTGCTGGCCTGCGTGCGGCTGATTGCAGAAAACGTGGCGGCAATTCCGTTGCACGTTTACCGCCGGCTGCAGCAAGGCGGCAAAGAGCGCGCCCGCGATCTGCCGCTGTACCGATTGCTGAATCAGCAGCCTAACGGCTGGCAGACTTCGTTTGAGTTTCGAGAGATGCTTACCGCTCACGCGTTGACCTATGGCAATGCGTTTGCCGAGATCCGCAGCGGCCCGGCCGGCGCCGTCGATTCGCTGTGGCCGTTGCACCCTAGCCGAATGACGGTGCATCAGCTGGAAGACGGCACGCTGTGCTACTACTACCGCGAAGAGAACGGAGCCGAGACACGGTACACGCAGGATCAGATTTTTCACCTGCGTTGGCTGTCGTCTGATGGCGTCATGGGAATGCTGCCCGTGACGCTGAGCAAGGATGCCATCGGACTGGCCCAAGCCCTTGAGGCTCACGGCGGCGCCTACTTTGGCAACAGTTGCCGGCTGTCGGGCCTGATGGAATCCGACAACCCAATTTCCGTTGAGAACGCCGAGCGGCTGCGTGAACAGTTTGAGCGGCTGCACCGCGGCGCCGACCGAGCCCACCGCACGGCAATCCTGCCGGCGGGAGTTCATTGGAAGGACGTGCAAAGCAGCAACGAGGCCAGCCAATTCCTTGAAACCCGGCAATACCAAGTGATTGAAATATGCCGGGCCTACCGCGTTGATCCGTCGTACGTTCAAGACAAGACGAAAGTCGGTTACGCCAGCCAAGAGCAGGCGGCCATCGATCTGGTGCAGCAGACGCTGATGCCGTGGTTTCGCCGTTGGGAATCGGCGATCACGCGCGATCTTGTTGTGCAGGATGACGTGTATTTTGCGGAGTTTGACACGCGCGGGCTGTTGCGTGGCGATCTGGCCGCACAAGGGGCGTGGTTGCAAACCATGCTGGCCACCGGCATTTATTCGGTGAACGAATGCCGCGAAGTGCTCAACATGAACCCGATTGGCCCCGAAGGCGATCAGCGGTACATGCAGATGAACCTAACCACGATGCAGGGCATCGCCGCTGATGCAGCCGTTGGCAACGCTGGGGAACCGGCGCCGGCTGACAACCTTCCGCAGTCTTACACAGACAAGCTTTTAAACGCATCGCCACCGCCGGCCCCGGCAGCACCGGCTGTCACGCCGATGTCACGCGCCAAGCGGGCTCCACGCTCACGAAAGAAAAAGGATTAGCACCATGGAAAAAGAAACGCGGTCATTTCAAGAAACGCTGAACCTTGAGACGCGTGACGATGGCAAAACCGTCATCAAAGGCATGGCCGCCATGTACCGCGTTCGCAGCGTCAATCTTGGCAATTTCACCGAAGAAATCATGCCGGGTGCGTTTGATGGCGTCATGAAGCGCGAAAAGCGCAACGTGGTTGGCGTGTTTAACCACGACACCAACATCGTGTTGGGCACCGAGCGTGCCGGCACTCTTCGCCTGGCTCCGACAGAGCAAGGGCTGGGATACGAAATAGACCCGCCGGCCACGCGTGCGGATATCGTGGAATTGATCCGGCGCGGTGACGTGTACGGCTCTTCGTTTGCATTCACCGTGGCCAAGGATGGCGACGAATGGACAACCGACGAAAACGGCGGTCACCTGCGTTACGTACGGGCCATTGAGGGACTGTATGACGTTGGGCCAGTGCTGACTCCGGCCTACGAAGACACGTCCGTAGCTGTTCGATCGCTTGACAAGCACCTGAAAACGCACCGACCGGCGCTGAAGCTGCCGGCACTTCGACGGGATGCGAAGTTGGAAAACGCACTCCGCAGGTTTCTCCGGCAGCATGGCCGCAAAATCGGGTGATTCGTGCCGCGCGTGCAAGCGCGGCCGGCTTGGTGTCGTGCGTTCTTGCGCCGCTGGCGTGTACCAAATTCGGTACCTGAAGTGCCCTGCGTGCGGCGCAAATCAGCGCAGCGTCATTTCGGCAGACAACATTCGCCGGCGTGGAATCGTTTCCTAACTAGGAAACAAGTTGGCTCTGCGTTCTGCAAGGGTTGGCACCTGTGGCCGTAGCGTGCGGAAAGGTCACCACCTACCGCACACACAGGAGCGCCACACTATGGCCGCCAGCCGCGTCAAGGAACTGCTCGACGAACTTGCCTCCACGCTCGCAGAGCTTGGCATGATGGACGAAGCCGGCGCCGCCGAAGAGGCAGGCGAAAACGCCGATGGCACCCCGGTTGATCGTTCGGCCGTTGAGGCGGTTGAGGCTCGGCAGGCGCGCTACGATGATCTGCTTGCGAAGGCCGACCGCATCAAGGCGGCGATTGACAAGGCCGAAAAGGCCGAGGCCCGCAAGGCCGAACTGCTCAAGTCGCTGAACCGGGCCGCCCCGGCGGTCGAAACCGTCGATGCCAAGCCCCGTATTCAGCCGCTCAACTTCCGTGGCCAGCTGCGTGCGTTTGAATCGCTCGAGGTGGCCCACCGCTGTGGCATGTGGCTCAAGGCGCATTTCGGGAATTCCGAAGCCCGTCAGTGGTGCCGCGACAACCTCGGCGCCGAATACCGCGACCTGGGCGGCCAGGTGAACAGCCTGGGTGGCGTGCTGGTGTTTGAGGATTTCAGCAACACCATCATCCGGCTCGTTGAAAGGTTTGGCGTGGCGATGAACCTCGCTCAGCGCGTGCAGATGTCGTCTGACACGCTGCTTGTGCCTCGCAGGTTGACGGGCGTGACCGGGTATTGGATCGGGGAGAACACCACGATAACGACCAGCGACCCGACCGCCACGATGGTGCAGCTGGTTGCCAAGAAGTTGGCCATGGCCACGAAGGTCAGCAACGAACTGCTGGCCGACAACGCCATTTCCGTTGCTGATTGGCTGGCGCAAGAGTACGCCACGACCATGGCGGCTTCCATCGATGATGCGTTCTTCAACGGTGACGGCACCAGCACCTACGGCGGAATCCGTGGGCTGTCGCAGATCACCGATGGCACGCACACCGCGTCGATCGCCACGGCTGCCAGCGGCAACACGTCGATTGCGGCCCTTGACATCGATGATTACCTGCAGGCTCTTGGCAAGCTTCCCCGCTACGCCATCGGCACTTCGGCTTGGTACATGCACCCGCAGGTGTATCACCAGTCCGTGCAGCGGATGATGCTGTCGAGCGGCACGCAGGGCAGCGGCACGATTGGTGCCCTTTCTGGCGGCAACACGGCGGCGAATTTGGCCCAGGGCACGCCAAACACGTTCCTTGGCCTGCCGGTCGTGTGGGTGCTGAAAATGACCGCAGCGCCCACCACGGGCACCGTGGCGGCCTACGTTGGCGATCTGTCGCTGTCTTCGATCATGGCCACGAAGTCTGACATGCAGGTGGCGTCGAGCACCGACCGGTACTTTGAGGCCGACCAGACCGCCTTCCGTGCGGTGCAGCGTCTGGACATTGTCCACCACTCGCTCGGCGACACGTCCAACGCCGGCCCGGTTGTCGCGCTCAAGCTGGCCTGACCATAGCACCAACTTCACCCCATAGGAATTCAGCATGAACCATCACGGTCTTGCCAAGTCGTCTTCCAAGAGCACCGCCAGCGTGGCGGCGTCTGCAACGTTCACCCACGAAATTGACACCAGCGGCTTCAAGTATCTGGCCATCGACGTGGTGTATTCGCCCTTCACGGCGGCCACCACGGCATACGCCAGCGTTCTGAAGCTGCAGGAGTCTGACGCATCTGGCAGCGGCCAGGCCGACATCAGCGGCATGAGCGTAACGGCTGGCGCCGGCTCCACCACCGGTGCCAACGTTGGCGCGATCGCCCGTTTTAACGTCGATCTGCGCGGACGCAAGCGATACATCAGCGTGGTCACCAGCCCCGGCAACACGGTTGCGGTTTCGTCTGACGCCCGACTCGCCAAGGGCGAAAACGGCGCCACCGATGCCACCGGCGCCGGCGTCAACGACTACAAGAGCCTGTAACAGTTGACACCACAGCGATAACGCCCAAGAGCGGGCGGCGGGCGTCTGCCTGCCGCCCGTTTCTTTTGGAGTTAACCACGTGAAAGTTCGTGTTGGCCAGGTGGAGCATGACCTGCGAGTTGAGGCTGCGTTCAGCCTGCCCAGGCTGACGTTTACCGATAATTTCTTTTGCGTCATGCAGGCGCTGCTGCCATTCGGCATCAGGCCAACCAAGTTCACCGGTGCGTTTTGGGAGCAGTGTTTGGACCGCGTTCTGCTCGACATGATCGACCGAACCGATTGGATTCTGTGCTGCGATTTCGACGGCGTCTTTGAGGCCGACACGCTGCAGCGATTGATGGTGGCCGCGATGGTCAGCGGATACGACGCCGTGGCGCCTATGCAGACCAAACGTGACGAAGGCGTGCCGATGTTCACGCCCGAGGGCCACGGCCACAAGATCGGGATGGTGCAGCTGCCAAACACGTGGTTTGAGGCCACAATTCAGCCGGTGGATACAGCCCATTTCGGCTGCACGCTGCTGCGTTCCTCAGCGCTCAAGCGAACGCAAACGCCGTGGTTTCTGGGCACGCCGGCCGCCAACGGCCACTGGGGTGACGTGGCCGAGGGGGAAGCACCTCGAGTAGATCCAGACATTCACTTTTGGCGCCAATGGAAGGCCAGCGGCAACACGCTGGGAATCGCCCCGCAGATCGCCGTGGGGCATTGCGAACTGAAGATCACTTGGCCAGGACGGGATCTAAAGCCAGTGTTTCAGACGCCGAACGACTATTGGCGATTGGGCGGCCGGCGCCCATCTGAAGCGTGGGGCAGCGTGGAACACGGGGAGTCATCAGCAGAATGAGCGATCGCATACGCATTCGGTTCCTACGTCCGTATTCCGTTTACCGGCGCGGCAACGTGATTGAAATGGATCGCGGCCCGGCCAAGTCGCTGATTTACGCCCAGATTGCCGCCGTGGACGAACAGCCGCAGCTGCTGGAGACGGCCACGCTTGAACTGTCAGAGGTTCGCACGGCAGACGCTACGCCACGGAGACGCAGGAAATGAGATACCGCAGCCTGGTGCGGGCCACAGAGCCTGCCAATGAGCCTGTGACGCTGACAGAGGCAAAGGCACACCTGCGCATTGATACGACCAGCGAAGACACGCTTATTGCGTCGTTGATCACGGCCGCCCGCGTGTGGTGCGAGGAATACCTAGACCGCACGCTGTGCTATACGCAGTGGACGTTGCGAACTGATTCTTTTTACGGCCCAGTTGGAAGCCCTGCGCAGTTTGGTTTGCGTGCTGACGGCAACAACATTGAAGGCCGCCAGGGCACGGTGCCAAATCTTGACGTTGAGCTTCCTAGGCCACCGATGGTGCAGGCCGGAACGGCTACGGCAGTGACGATTGCATACACACCGGCCGTGAGCGGCACAACGGCCACGTTGGATACCACGCAATACCGTGTTGACAGGACGCAGACGCCTGGAGCCGTGCGGCCGTTGTACGGCAACACGTGGCCCAGCCATCTGGTGGATCAAAACAGCGTGGCGGTGACGTGGTGGGCTGGCTACTCAAGCGACGGCACAAACGTTCCAGGGTCGATCAAGGTTGCCCTGCTGATGCTTGTGGCACACCTGTGGCGCAACCGCGAAGCGTCGGCAGAAGCGGCACTGACAGAAGTGCCGTTTGGGGTCAAATCTCTTTTGGACACCATGCGTTGGGGGAGCTACCGGTAATGCCTCTTGACGCCGGCGACCTGTGGGCACGCATTACCGTGCAGCAGCCCACATCCACGCAGAACGAGGTTGGCGAATCAACGCTGACGTGGGCCACGTATGCCACCGTCTGGGCAGACATTCAATCGTTGGGCGGCCGGGAGGCCGAGAGATACGCCGAAACCATCGGACTATCCACGCACAAGGTAACGCTGCGTTACCTTTCTGGGCTCACCTCAAGCATGCGAATTATCTACGACGGACGCACGCTGGAAATCGGGCAGGTAAACGAGCGTGAACGAAAATGGATTCACGAAGCGATCTGCACTGAGAAGGTGACAACATGAGCGTGGTGGAAGCCCCGGAAGCATTTCTGTATCAACGTCTGACAAGCCAAACGGCGGTGTCTTCGCTGATTGGAACCAAGGTGTTTCCCTTAATTGCTCCCACCGGAACTGCGTTGCCGTTGGTGGTGTACCAGCGCACCGCAGTGCAACGCCCACAGTCTCTGTCGGGCAACGTTGGTCAACCAATCATCACCATTCAGCTGACAAGCTATGGCACATCGTACAGCAGCGTTAAAAGCCTTTCGCGGGCCGTACGGCTGGCGGTGGATGGCTGGACGGGAACCACGTCTGGCGTGACGATCACACGCACCACGCTGCAAACCGAATCTGACGGCGTAGAAATGCCGGCTGATGACCAAATGCTGCCTTATTACTCCGTACAGCAGTCGTTTGATTTCCGCGTCACAGAGGCGACGTGATGAGCGTTCCGGCTGTCGCCATTGAGTGGAGCGACCAAAAACGCGCTTCTGGCAGGGCCGCCGCACCGCAACAGGCGCACATTCAATTGGCCTTGAAAAAGATTCCGCTGCACATCAGCGCTTTCGCACAGGCTGAAGCGTGCCGGCGAGCAGCTGCGCCCGGCCTAGCAGCCTTGCGAATGAATGTCAGCAAACTTGGCCGCGTCACTGGCCACCTCCAGGCGGCCGTTGCTGTCAAAACGGAGACATACCAAAACGGCCCGTATGGCGTTGGCGTGGCGCTGGTGGGATTCGTGAAAGGAGTGGCCCAGCATTCCCATTTGGTGGAGTTTGGCACTAAAAAGCGCAAGCTTAAACGGGCCAAGGTGTTTTCTTCATTTGAAAAGCGCGGCAAATGGACTGGCCCGGCCCAATACCCGCAAAACTTTGTGCGGCGTATGCCTGGTGGCGTGGTCGGAAAAATGCCAGCCTTTCACCCGGTGACGAGAGCGTATGAATCCACGCTTGGGCAAATGACAGCAAATCTTAAGTCTGAAATGGAGAACCTTGCCGATCAAGCCCTAAAAAAAGCCGCCGGCTGACGCTGCAAGGATTGCGGCCGGCACCGCTAAAAAACACGTAGGGCACAGCCCAAACACCACAGGAGCGATTTTGCCATGCCAGCGATTTTCGATTCACAGGGCAACAGTTTTGTGTTTGCTGGCAGCAGCTACGCCGCCACCAACGTGACCGTGAGCGCCGGTGGCGATCTGCTGGACACTTCGAACCTCGCCATCGCCAGCGGCAGCAGTCGCACTTACGTTTCGCCAGCGCTAAAAGACAATGAAATTACGGTTGACTACTACGGTGCGGGCGTTATCGCCATTGGCACGTCTGGAACGCTGACGTTTGGTGGCACGACCTACACGGCCGTCGTATCTGACGGGTCAATTACCTACGCCGTTGGCGAACTGGTCAAGGGCAACGCCACCTTTAAGGTGTAGTGACACCCGAGGTCGGCCGTGGCGTTCTTTTCGCAGGGCATTACCGTAACGTGGGGCGGAACGGCGCTTGGTGAAGTTGTAAGCGCCACGGTGTCGGGCATTTCTGCTGATGTGCTTGATGTGACTCCGCGCACGTCGTTGGCAAAAGCAAAAATGTTTTCGGCTGGCGATGCCGACCCCGGCTTATTGACGGTGCGCGTTCGCGGTACGGCGTTGATGGTGCCAGGAAACGTAACGTTGACTGGTGCGTTATCAATAAATGGCCCTGGCGTTTCGTGGTCTGACGCGCACGCCATTTTCCAAACTTTGGAATGGTCTGCGTCAACAGGCGCGCTTCAGGAATACACAGCCACATTCAAACTGGGAGGCCGCTAGTTATGGGTTTGACGAAAGATCAAATTTTCGGCGCTGATGATGCAAATTCACTGCGAGTCGAAGTGCCGGAATGGAAAGACGCTGAAGGCAAACCTGGAATTGTGTTTATTCGCGTCATGAGTGTTGGAGAGCGAGACGCCTACGAAAACGAATGGCTGAGGAAAAAGGAAACCGGAGTGGACGATTTTCGCACCAAGTTCTTGGTGCGTTGTTTGGTTGATGAATCTGGCAATCGACTGTTTGACAACGGGGACGTAACCAAACTGGCGACCAAGTCAGCAAAGGTGGTCAATCGCCTGTGGAAACTGGCGATGGATCACAACAACCTGTCTGATTCCAGCGTGGAGGAAACAGCAAAAAACTAAAGGCCCGGCCTGATCGCGTGTTTGTGTTGTTGTTGGCAGGCCATCTAGGCATGACAGCTGCAGAGCTTGGCACGCGAATGACGGTCGGGGAATTGCGAGAGTGGATGGCCCTAGATCGGTTTTTTGAGCCGATCCCACGGCCGTGGAGACAGACCGGCGTTTTAGCGGCAATGTCGGCTGCGCCGTACTGCAAAGGCAAACCGCCGCACCCAGACGATTTCATACCGATTCACAAACCACCGATGACTGTGGCCGAAATAGCGGCAGAACTTTCCAAGTTAAGCGAGTTGTCGAATGGCCAAAATGGATCTGGCATTTCAACTGAGCGCTAACGCCAGCGGCATGGATGCCGGCGTTAAGGAGGCCGTCAAGAAACTGGAAAATGTTGGCAACGGCGCGCAACGCGCGTCGGCGGAATTCCGCGAAGCTGCCAAGATCACCAAGGAATTGCGAACACCAACAGAAGTCTACGCAGACACGATTGGCAAGCTAGACAAGATGCTTGCCAAGGGGCTTTTGTCGCAAGAGGTGTACGCCAGGGCCGTGACCAAGGCTGACGCAGAACTAAAAAAAGCCACCAGCAGTGCCGAAGACATGGCTAGGGCTGCGAGCGGCGCCGCACGCGTCATCAACGGCCTTTCCGGCGCCATCGAAGGCGTTGGAAACGCTACCAAGTCAGTGGCAGATGCCGGCGTGTCTGTGATCGCGTTTGGCAAAGACGTTGCGTGGACATACCTGCAGTGGAAAGTGTTTAGCGCGCTGCGCAGCCCGGCAGGGCTAAAAGATTTCGCCGTAGGCGCTTTAAAAGCCACCATGACGGCGCGCACGCTTGTGCTGGCCGCAAAGGCCATGGGTGTTGGTCTGGCGATTGGTGGCGGTGCCGCCGGGACGGCTGCTGCTGCGGTGCTGGGCCTCACTAACCCGCTCGTTGGCGGCGCGCTCTTGGCGTACAACCTAGGCACTGCATTTCTTGACGCCAAAGATCGGGCGTATGAGCTTGCTCGAGGTGTTGGCGAGTTAAACGGCAACTTGGCCGCACTTAAGGCTGACCTTGGAGACATCCGCGTAGATCAGCTGGACAATTTGGCGTTTGCCCTAGAAGAAGTAGATGCGGCCGGCAAGCGATCCAGCGATGCGTTTTCGGCGTTTGGCGATGTGTTTGTGACGCCGTTTGTCGGTGCATTTGCCGCCATAAATTCTGGTTTGGCGGGTCTGACTGATGGAATCAGCAGCATCACGGAAGGCATCACGTCGATTCTGGCTCCAATCGGCCAGGTGCTGGCTCCCGTGCTGACGTTGTTTGGCACGGCCATTGAATTTGTGCTGAAACTGATTGGCGTTCTTGGCGATGTGGTTGGCATCATTCTGAAGGTTGCCGGGGCGGCCCTGCACACGTTTTTGTCGCCATTCATTGTTGGCTTAACCAACGTAGTTGACACGATTCGCAGCGGCATGAACGCTGCTTTTGATTTCATTGGGTCGCGGATTGATTGGGCCAGCGAGAAAATTAAGGATTTTTATGCCTACATGAGCAAGGTGCCAATTATTGGACGCGCTTTTGCTGGTGGACAAAAAGCGCAGGCGTCCGCAACTAACCCTGTTGCCGCGAATGCAGGAAATGCTGATGCTGCAGCAAAAGAAGCCGCAGCAGCGGCTGCCGAAGAAGCCAGAGAAATAGAAAACGTCAACAAAGCTATTGAGCGTCAGCGATCTGTTCTGTCTGGTGCAATTGACAAATCTTCAGAGTTTGGGCAAGCGGGGTTTGATGCTGCAGTTGAATATCAAAATCAATTGCAAAAACTTGAGGCTCAGCTAGAAGCCGGAATATTAAACGAAACGTCTTTTGCCGCCGCTGCAGGCGAAGCAAAAACTGCTTTTGATGCACAAATTGCCGCAATCGAAGAACGCAACAACGCGGTGCAACAAATGGCTGAAGAGGATGCCAAAGCGGAGCAATCCGCTATGGCCGCAAGAACAAAACAAACGGAAGCGTTTTATGCCGCAACGGAAGACGCTCAAAAGTTTGGCGAAATTGGCCAAAAAGCCGCAGAAGCATATATGGCCGGTTTGATGTCTCTTGATTCCGCTTTAGAAGACGGTCGCATTAACGAAACTGAATACGCACGCGAAGCCGACAAATTAAGGAAAAAATACGAATCGGCAGAACAGCACGCCGAAGACGTTGCCCAAGCAGAAGAAAACGTTGCCAAAGCATCTAAGTTTAAAGAAGACAATATTGCCGCGCTCAAAACCAAATCCAACGAAGCGCTGCAAGGCAATGACGTGCGCTCGTCTGAAGGCATCAAGACTTTTATGGCTTTGATGACCGGCCGTGAAGATCCAGCATTGGAAGAAAACCGCAAGGCCAACGCCAAGTTGACCGAAATGGTGCGGGAACTTCGAGCATTGCAGCAGGCGCCCGTAGAAATCTTGGGGGCGGCGGCGTAATGGCAATTATTAGCACAACGGAACTGGCAACCGTATCGGCGGGGAGAAAGTTTGGCGAAGCGCCAACGTTCACTCGTCAGTTTGTTGTTGAGGTAGACAGCCCCACCACGGCGCAAACGGACATTGTGAATTCCGTGGGCATTGTGTTTCTGGACCCACACCCAGAGGCTGCGTATTGCGTTGCGTTTGACACGAAGGTCAGCAACTACAACGGTAGCCGCTGGCATTATCTGGTTGAGTGGTCGTATGAGTTGCCCAAGCAGGCCAACACCGACAGAAACCCGCTTAGCCGGCCAGACATTTGGAAGTTCACCACCAGCGGTTTGGCGGTTCCGGCGCTCTACTACTACGACGGCGACGGCAACGGCGACATTAGGCCGCTGCAAAATACGGCCAACGACTACTTTGAAGGCGTCACAACTGACGTGTCGGTGCTCGAGGCCCACATCAGTGGCAATCGCGCAACGTTTGACTTTGGTTTAGCCACCCTGGCACAGAACGCGCTGAATGACGCTCCGTATCTTGGCGGTGCTAAATGGTGCTGGAAATGTGAAGGCATCAGCGGACAGCCTGCCGTTGAGGTAGTGAACGAACAGGAATTGCGTTACTGGCAGGTTGAGGTGACGCTGAAGTATCGCCCAGATGGATGGCCGCTGCAGATACCCAACGTCGGCTGGAACTTCATTGACGCCGTGGGTGGTGCCAAAAAGCGCGTGTACGTTCTGGACGCAGAGAACAACAACGAAAAAGTGCCAAGCGCAAATCCGCAGCCGTTGAATAATGACGGAAGCCTAAAGGCAGGCGGCGGTGCTCCCGACATTTTGGTGCGCCGCGTGGCGCCAACCATTAATTTCAGCCAATACTTTGGCACGCCACCCAACTAAGGAAATTCAATGGCCGACATCAACTACAACGTCAACGTCAACGTGTCCAAAGGCAGTTTGAATCAGGCATTTGTTGCGTCTGGCGTTACCGCAAACATGGCAAACTATGGCGTGATTACGCAGACGCTGTCACCAGGCACAAACGCCGCAGGCACGGCCGCAATCAGCACTGCCAGCATGACGGCCGTGGGCATGTTTTTCGCCCGCAATCTGTCCACGGTCAGCACCGCCAGCGTGTCGTTTGGCCAGCTGTCGGCCGGAAGCCTGGTGCCAACCGTGACGCTGCTTGGAGGGGAAGTCGCCACCGGGCGCTTGGCCGCTGGCAGCTACGCGTGCCAAGCCAACCTGACCGGCACCAAGCTGATTATTTCCATCCTCGAGGGCTGACCACATGGCCAGCCAGGGCGCATCCGGCGGCAAACAAGGCGCCGGCTCCGAATTTGCCAAGTTTACGAAGCCTGCTGCGCAACGCATAGCCAAGGCTGTGTTGCGAGTTGAAGGCGGCAACCGCGATCAAGGGCCGCTAGGGTTTGAGCACCATGTGCAGACTGGCGGAAAGGTTTTCCGCATTTGCTCGTTCACGGGAACTTGGTCCAAGGGCACCACGCACACCACCAGTTTCTACGGCGTCACAACGACGCCTAACACCGTAGCCGCCACGAATCTGTTTGTGGATGTGAAATCCTGCGACACGGCCAGCAGTTCCGTTACCGCTGCGTGCGCGATCGCCAAATACGCTGGTACGTGGTATCTGATTTCGGCGGAATGCGGCTGCTCATGATTTTGCTGCCTGGGTGTCAATGCTGTTGCCCGTGCGGCCCGGCAACGTTGCCGTGGAATTCAACCAATTCGTTTGTGTTGTATTTCGCTTTTTCAAACGGCGACACAAATATCGTGTGTTCCAATGACGGCTCTACGTTGACGCTCAACAATTTGGCCATTTGCGAATACACGTCAACGTATGATTTCACTGTCGATTTTGTTTCGTGCCAAGCAACGGTGTTTTTTCTGAGCCGTGGCAATTCTTGTTTAACAATCAACGGCTGGACGACAAATTGCTCGGCGGGAATCACGGCGATAGCAAAAGGACTTCCGTGCTAGATGTTCGTGAACTTGAATGCCGCAATAACGTTGCTGCATGTCGCTGCGGATTTTCGATGCCATGTCAAAACATGGTGGTGTATCATCAGTGCGTTCGTCGCGGTTTGGGCGACCTAGTCGCCGCTGGGCTTGCCGCAATCGGCATTACGCCTGAACGTGTGGCTTCGGTCACCGGCAAGCCGTGCAAGTGCAAGCAACGCCAGAAGGCGCTAAACGAGATCGGCCGCAGCATCGGCATCGGTTGACAACTTTGCCACAGTCGATGCGGAGGATCCGCCGTGGCCGAAGATCACAGCATCACGATTGACGGCAAGCGCTGGCTGCTGCGATTCACCCGGTTGAAGGGTGGCGCCGCCGGATGGACGTACTTCGACACCGCCAAGCGCCCGCGAATCTTAATTGATGACCAGCTGCGTGGAGCCACTAGGCTGGAAACGATCGTGCACGAACTGCTGCACGCGTGCCTTGGGCCAAGCATTTCTGAGGAGGCGGTGACAGAGGCGGCACGGGTAATTCGCAGAACGCTGGTGACGTTGCACTACAAGGAGATGCCCAGTGGCGAAAGAAAAACTTAGTAGCCTGCTGGCCAACGTGCGGAGCACGCTGGAAACGTCACGCACTGGCTGGTGGATGCGCATGCCGCCCGAGGCACAAACCGAATTGCTTGAGGTGCGGGCGCAATTCAAAACAGGTGAACTAAAAGCGCCGGCGCACACATTGGCGCGTGCCGTGTGTAAAGCGTGCAGCGAACGAGGCTGGCCAGTCCCCGGTCAACATGCGGTAGTTGCATGGCTAAACAAAAGCTGACCGATCAGGTTGCCGACGCCGTTGCAAACGCTGACCGCCTGGCGGTTGATGCCGAACTGGCGCGGCTGCGGTCTGAGGTGGCGAGCCTTAAGGGCAGGTATAAGGCGGCGCTGGCGGCAATAGACGCGGAGAAGACGCGGGCAGATGCTATTGCCAGCCTTGCCGGAATGCAGGCCCGGCGACCCTTGACCAAAACTGTCAAGGGAAAGAAGCATGCGGCCACGATGGTGGTTCTGCTTTCCGACATCCATTGCGAGGAACGTGTAGACCCCACTACCGTCAACGGACTGAACGACTATTCGCTTGACGTATGTCAATTGCGGCTGGACGAACTGCAGCAGCGGTTCTTTGGACTGCTCGAGCACGAACGCCAACTAGCCCGCATTGATCGCGTGGTCGTTTGGTTGGGCGGCGATTTCCTTAGCGGCCATATCCACGACGATACGGCCGAACTGGCACAGCTGGCCCCATTGGCAGCCACGCGGTGGATTGGCGAACGGCTAGGCGGATTCATCGACGCCGTGGCAGAGAACGCCGGCAGCGTGATAGTGGCCACCAACAGCGGCAACCACGGCCGAAGCACGGACAAGCTGCGGATTGGCACGGAGATGGAGCACAGTTTTGAGCAGCACCTGTACCTGACGATGGCGGCTGCTGAGACGCGGAAAAACGTCACGTGGCAGGTAGGCACTGGTTACCTGAACTATGTGGATTTAGACGGTTTCCGCGTGCGGTTTCACCACGGACACGCCGTGAAATACCAAGGCGGCATCGGCGGCATTCACGTACCGCTCAACAAATCGATCGCCGCGTGGGATGCCACGGAACGTGCGGACCTGACGTGCCTGGGCCACTGGCACCAATTCAGTTGGGGCCGTGCTGGTCGGTATGTCAGCAATGGCAGCGTGATTGGACACAGCGCATACGCTGTCCGAATCAAGGCGGCTTACGAAGCCCCATGCCAGGCGGCCATCGTTATTGACCATGGCCGGCATGAGGTCACCAAGGCCATGCCGATCTATTGCGACCGCGATTTAAGAAAGGCAACCAAATGACACAACCAGAGATTGAAGACGCCAACGAACTTATTCGTTCTGCCGTAGCCATGCGACGTGAACGGCAGGCCGCAGGGAAGCCGCACGACGAGTGGTACGACTTCTCACCGGCCGTAACGACGACACCCAATATCGATCCGAAAATTCAAGGCTACGAAATCGACGGCGACGACGCCGAATCGTGCTGTGATGGCGGCCAGTGCCACCCGCGACCAATAGGGCAGGGTGTCATTGCGAGCGGAGTGCATCCCACGTCACAACGGTTCTTTGACCTATGCGACGAACTCAAGGCCATGCACGCCAGCAAGTCGAGCGACTACGGCTGCCCATCTGGCAACGATCCGCTGGCCAACATTCGCAACGGTGCGGCATTCGTCGGCATTGAGCCGTGGAAGGGTGCGATGGTCAGGCTGTCGGACAAGGTCACTCGATTGGCCACGTTCAACGCTACGGGCAGGCTTGGCCACGAAGGCGTCATGGACACCTGCCTTGATCTGGCGTCCTACGCGTTGCTGGCTTTTTTGCTGTACGAAGAGGAAACGCGTGGAACCGCTGAGCGCTGAATACCTAGCGGACTGCCGCAAGCGTGCCCACGCCGTTGGCGTTGGTTCGTGGGCCGGCACGTTTGGCAGTCTGGCCGCAAGCGTTATCCACCTGCTGGCCGAGGTGGACCGCCTCAAGAAGTTGCTGGCTGAGCACCAGGCCGAACGCGAAGAACGCTACCGGCCGTACTGGTCACAACCGCACGATTGATCCGGGCCATCGGTCGAGGCGGCGCAGGGCTTCTACCTTTCACCTGCGCCGCCTCCCGGTGTGCCGCGGGTCACACGTACGACCTGCTGCCGCACGATTGGCATTTCCATCGCCGCACGCGGTCAAGCAAAAACAGCGTAAACAGTGCCGGCAGCGTTGTGAACAGCGTTAGCGTGCCGACAACAGCCAGCCAATCAAAACTAAATCCCCAGACGCGGTGCTTTTCCCGGCGTCGGCACTTCCAGCACCATTTGGTTTTTTCGCGCCACATCCACGGCGACGGCCATAAGTTTTTCATGTCCAAATCGTATCCCCCATTATGGCGGTGCGTGAACTGAACGCCTGTTAACCAAGCGCCTACGCCGCCGGCTTTTCAGGCCCGTCTAGGTCTAACGGCGGCAGGTAGTCCAGCGCCGACTGCCTGCCAGTGATGTCAGGATCTAGGTAATGCTGTTGCGTGGTTCTTGGATTGGCGTGCCCCAGGTGCTCGGTGGCGTCACCGCCGGCAGCCTTCACGTAGCTGCCAGACGCCTTGCGTATGGCGTGGAAACCTCGAGGAACAACGCCTACATGCAAGCACATTTTGTGCAGGGCGGTGTAGATGCCGTTTTCTGTCCGGTGATCTAGCCACGGCCAAACCAGTTCGCGTGGCCCCCTGACCTGCATACGCAGCACACGCACCATGTCTGGCGGAATCGTTCGCTGGATCGTCTGCAGGCCGCCTTTGCGGTTCTGGCCTAAGAAGGTCAGCAGGCCACTTTCCAGATCCACCTCCGACCACCGCAGACGAAGCAGGCCGCCGATGCGTTCGCCGGTGTACCAGGCGGCCATCAGCAGCGTCATCCACAGCCATGGCGCTGGAACGCCGCCAACGGCCCCACGGCGGTGCCTGCCCTCGCGGATGAGTGCGGACACCTCCTGCACCGTGTAGCCGCGTGGCGGCTTCGTGGGCACCCTGACGAGGTTTCTGGGTAAATCTGGGAATTCCACTGGCGTGCCGTCTGCCTTGGGGTGGCGTTTGCGAGCCAAATGGTTCCATAGGCTCACCAAATGCGCCTGATCCTTGCGGGCAGTGGCCGGCGACGGGACACGCCCGGCACACGGGGTCACCTGCCGCCAGCGCAAAAACTTGCTGACCGTGATGTCGTCGAGGTCATCGACCACAGGATCACGCCCCAAAAACTCCGAAAACCGTTTCAGCGTCTGAGAAAACAATTCCACCGTGCGCGGCTTCAGATTGTGCAGCACCGCGTAGCGATCAATCAGCAATTCACCTAGCGTCATCGTCTTGCTCCTCTGTTGGAATGCCGATGGTAGCATGGGTGTACAGATGTACAACGCCCATGCCCTCCGCTCGACATCTTGTACACCTACCCTATGCGGGCTGGGTGCGATTAGGCAACGCCGGCTTGACTAACTGACGTTAGGCAGTACGATTCCACGGATGGTTGCCATGACACCACAGAAAATCGACGGCGGCGAATACCTGACGGTGGCCGAGGCCGTGGAGGTCATGGGCTGCACCCAAGGATGGGTCCGCCACCTGCTGGGTTCTGGACAGATTCCCGGTGCCAGACGGATTGGGCAGCGTGTGTGGCTCATTCCTGCCGCAGCTGCACGTCAGGCTCGAGATGGCCTGACCACCCGATCGGTTGGCAAAAAGCATTTGGCTAAGCGGCCTGTGTCCAGCCGCAAAAAGGCCGCCAATCGCCGGAAGTAGCGTTTTCCCCGGCGAAAACGCACTCTAAGAAAATCCGATTTATGTACTTGACGCCGAACTGACGATAGCCTACAGTACGGGCATGCTAGCACATGAGACTCGCGGACGCGAACCGGAGGCAAAACGATGGCTGCCACCTGCGACAACCTGACAAACGCCAAGCGGCTTGCGGTCACGGTCGGCATCAAAAAGGCTTGGTGCATTCAGTTGACTGACGGGCAGCATTACGTCGTGTCGGATGTCTACGGCCAACTCGGCTCTGGCCGTCGCTTTCACGTCACGGACGACGACGCCATCCAGCTGGCCCGCAAGGCTGGCGTGCAGTGCGACGACGACGGCCGGATCGCTTGACTCACCCAGCACGCTGAAAGGATGCTGCCCATGACGTTTGGCTCACTGTTCGCCGGGATTGGCGGCTTTGACCTTGGCCTTGAGCGTGCCGGCATGAAGTGCCGGTGGCAGGTTGAGATCGACGCCTATGCCAGCAGCGTGCTGGCGAAGCACTGGCCTGGCGTCACCCGCTGGGGCGACGTGCGGACGTTCCCGGTGGGAGATCCGGCTGAGTGGCAGGTTGACCTGATCTGTGCGGGCGTGCCGTGCCAGCCGGTCAGCCACGCTGGCAAGCAGAAAGGCGCGAACGATGACCGATGGATGTGGGGCGAAGCCCTCCGAGTTGTTGCGGATCTCAGCCCAAGGTTCTTTGTGGCTGAGAATCCCATCGGCCTTCTCAACCATGACGGAGGCCGCACGTTCCACGGAATCCTGCGGGCGTTTGCCTCGGTCGGGTACGTATGCGAATGGCACGTTATCGCCGCTGCCGACGTTGGTGCCCCGCACCGCAGGGAGCGTGTCTGGCTTGTGGCCCACGCCGACAGTGTTCCATGCACTGCGGGGCAATCACGACGAGCCGGTGAGCGTGTATCTGGCTCGAGTTCAGGATCACAAGGACGGCAAGACCAAGGGCAAGCCGGGGCCTTCGCTGGGGATTGCCGTGCGGATGTGGCCGACGCCGACGGCACAGGATGCGAGCAACGACGGCGGTCCATCGCAGTTACGAAGGAACACGGTGCCGCTGAATGCGGCTGTCAAGATTGCGGACGCAGTTCGTGGGGACAGTGGGCGAGGGAGACTCTTGCCGACACCCAACACGGTGGACGCAAAGGGCGGGACTCGCAAGGGCAAGGGGCAGGAGCAACTGTGTCATCTGGTTGGTGGGAGTCTGAACCCGACGTGGGTCGAGTGGCTTATGGGATTCCCTCTCGGGTGGACCGATTGCGTTGCCTCGGGAACGCCGTCGTGCCCCAAGTCGCTGAAGTGATCGCGCGGGCCATCCTTGCCATGGAAAACGAGGTGCACGAATGAGCCGCGCGTTTGACCGCCTGCTGCCAGCCCTGGTGCTTGTCCGCATCGGTCAGGAACTTGGCACGAATTCCCCGGCAGCCCGAGCCGTGCACGATCTTCTCGAGCTTCTGGCCACGTTCGCAGGGGCGTTGACACGATGACCAACTGACGCTACACCATAGCCCAACTGACGCTACCAACACACGCGCACGCATGATTTCTCGGTGTTTTTCAAACGCTTGACTCAGCCACACGCCACGCTACATTTCGACCCACTGAACACGCGTACACCATGCGTTGGCGGTGGTTCAGCCACTCGACAGAACCAGAAGCACAGACACAGAAAACCTCAAATTTCCCGTTGATTTGGCATGGGT